TGGCGTAAAACGCGCCTGGGGCCATGCGCGTCCACATGCCGCGCTGCTCGCCGCGCTCAAAAAGCTCGCCACGGGTAACTGCTGCGGTGCCGTTGCTCGATGACGGCTTATTGTACTCCCGGCTGAGATCGGTCAGCAGCACGTTGGCGTCTTTGTAGGTCGCAGGTTTGACAATCGGCGGCCTGCCCAGGGCATTCACAAGACGATCAATCTCGGAGAGCTGCTGTTTCGATGCAGGCGAGTTGTCCAGCGTGTTCTTGACGGTGGCCGGTTGTGTCTCAGGTTTGGGATTGTCGGCCACACTTCCCTCGACAAAGGGCTTGCGCTGTTGGTATTTCTCACGCTCCTGCTCGGAGGGTTGGCGCTTCTCTACTGGGGCATCGACGATACGGTGCTCCTCGGAGAGTTCGTCGCCGATGAACTGCGTGCCATACCCGAGCATTGCCAGTGCCCGCCCGACCGCGCCGGTTTCAGCTTTCTCGACGTAATCAGGGAAGTCAACGGCACGCTCTGTTTTCGTGGCAGTGGCCCACCCGCCCTTGCCATCGGTCACAGTAGCACGGAAGCGTGCATAGCCTTTTGCAATTTTCAGCGTCTTCTCACTACGCCGGGTATCCTGGTTCCATGCGTAGATCTCAGCCTCACACTCGCGGTCCAGGTCAACGATGATTTCTTCAGTATCGATTGTACCAGTAGGGCATAGTTCCCTGAACCAGACCAATCTCCATTGAACCGGCAGGTAGTCAGCCTTTCCGCCCTTGTTCGGGATTTGAATGAGATGTTCATTTGGATTGAAAGTCAATGGTTGCTCGCCCGCGTAGGGCGCAATGCTTGTGGTCATGATTCCTCCACTGTTGTGAGCTGCGCATAGGCTGCCAGCGCAATGCGTGCATCGTGCTCTTTGAGAAAGCCGCAGAGCACCAGTGTTTGCAGCGCGCTGAGCTGGACCCCGTGCGCTTCGTCCAGGATGGTGAGCGTGCCTGTTGCCTCGTCCAGCTCGACGGCACGCTCTGCGCCGAGTGATTCGCTGATCAGGGGCTGATAGGGCTTGAAAAGTGGCATCAACCGTTCTCCTTTTTGTATTGCTGCTCAGCAAGATATGCCTGCATCGCCTCGTCCGCGCTCGCATAGATTGGAGGATTGGCTAGCTTGCTCAGATGCTCATTCACCTTTGCCAGTTGCAGGGCAATCTCAGCGAGCATGACGACTTGCGCATTGTGCGCGGACTCCGGTTGTGGCAAACGCTCGTAGGCTTGTGCCGCCTCATCCTGCAATTGACGAATAACTGATTGGTCCATTATGCCTCCAAATTCTTCTCTGAGGAGAAGCCGCCATTCCTCGGCCTCTCCATCTAACAACGTTTGCCATCCGTCGATCATATCGCCATCGCCAGTTCCCAGTTGAGATAGGCGCTGCGCTCGGCGTCCTTTGCACGCTGCTCACGCCGGCTGTCCAGGTGTCTATCAGTTGCTACGCGGTGTCCGCAATCATGGCCGGCTTTCGCGCCTTTGCAATCGCATGTCACGCTGTACAGTTTGTTGCTGACATACACGCGATGCGTGGTTCCCGGCTCACTCAGCGATGAGACGGTGCAGTAGCCGCAGCCGCTGCTGGAAAGATGCTCTGAAACGATTGCCAGGGTTTCAATCTCTGCTAGTGTCATGGTATAATTCCTTTCACTTGTTCGGATGCCACTCTCTGTGAAACGTCGGGCGTCCGATCTACCGCCTGGGCTTCTCGTCCAGGCTTTCTTTTAACTAAGTCTTCCGTCTTGCTTGTAGGCTACCATCGGGTTCAAGCGGAGCCAGGAGTAGGAACCTGCAACCCGTCTCATTGCCTCTTCTGCGCTGGCAGCCCAAACGTTCTTGCATGTGCGTTCCTCGCCGTAGCCGGTGTGCTTGTAGACATACACCGTGTAGTAGGCTTGCTCGCTTTCCTCACCCCAAATGTCCTCGCTGATAACTGGTGCCTGTATCTTTGTGCTTGCCATTGCCTTGATCTCCTTTGGTTCATTTAACTCTCTACTAAGATTATACCCCCCGTTTGGACACAATGTCAAGAGTTCATAGACGAATATTGGACGAATATTGACAAACTCATAAAACTCGTTTATACTGGTATTAGACAGAAGATATGCATATCGGATTGGAGGTCACAGTGTTGACAGCAGAAAAGGAGTATATGAACCTAGAGGAAACGGCCCAGTACGTCGGCATGAAACGCGCGTCGCTCTACAACTATATCAAAGACCTTGGCATAGAGACACACAAGTTCAAGCGGGATAGACGCGCTTATCTCGCATTGGACGATGTAAAGCGTATCAAGGAGCATAAAGAGAAGCCCTGGATAGCAGGAGAGGATGAAAGATGAGCGATGTCTCATTTTGTCTATAAAATTGCCAATACAGTGAATCCTAAGCTGTATATTGGCTGTACAATCGGCATTGAGAAGCGCTGGCAAGAGCACCAGGCAGATGCGAGAAGAGGCGTCAATAGACCGCTGTACCGCGATATGAGGGAGTATGGTATCGAATGTTTCTCAATTGAGCAGATTCAAGAGTGCTTTTATGAGCAAGCCATGTTCAAGAGAGAAATCTATTGGATGCGCATACTCAACACTATTCATCCATATGGATACAATCTCCAGGCGGCAAAAGTCACTGGAGTAGAACGATACGTTATTCGGTTTGATATCTGGAAATGGCCTGTAGAGCGATATGCCGATTTCTTTGGCATTAACGCCAATCGGGTTCGTCAGATTCAATCTCAGCGAGGCAGCCTATCGTCTTTCGTAAGATCATTGCGCCGCGCATCTCGCTGAAACAGAAGCCCTGGCTCGCCGGGGAAGACAAGAGGTAAACCATGAAAGACAAATACTGGGCGGGCTTTTTGACCGGAGTCGCTGTTGCTTGTATCACCGGTCTCATACTTGGAGACATCTGGCTACAAGCTCATTGTATGCAACTTGCAGGCTATTGGGCTTGTAAACCGTAAGAGAAGCCGACGTCGACACCGTGTGAGTAGTACGTCTACGTCGTTTAACGTAGAAAGGACCATCGTATGTCAGACCAACCAAATTATCCACAACCGCAGTACCCGTATCAGCAACCACCGCAGGATCAGCCACCGATGCCGCCGCCTGCACCAAAGAAGCGCACGAGAGGCAAGTTTTTTGCTATCGGATGTGGAGCACTCGCAGCCCTTGTCGTTCTTATCGCTGTGATCGCCATTGCTGCATCGGCAGGCGGGAAGAGTAGCAATACACAGGCTACGCCGACATCCGCGCCAATCGCGCAAGCGACACAGGCAGCGACGCAAGCGCCAACGCACGCACTAAAATGGACAACGACCCATACCTTCACCGGCAATGGCACAAAGAAGACAGCCATCTTTACCGCACCCGATGACTGGAAGCTTCTCTGGAAGTGTGACCCCAACTCGTTCTATGGCGGCTCGTACAATGTCATCGTCGATGTCACCGGCTCAGATGGAAGCCCTGTTGATCCGGGAGCCGTCAACACGATCTGTAAGGCTGGCAATACTGGCGATAGCACCGAAGAGCACCAGGGCGGGCAGGTCTATCTCGACATCAACAGCGAGGGCGCCTGGACCATAACCATTCAAGAGTTGAAGTAACTTACAAGCCATACCTGGCTTCAAGCAAGCGCGCGCCTGGGTCAGCAACGCCGCCGATACGCTGCAGATAGCGATAGGTGGTATCCAGGCGTTCGTGGTCCAGCAGTTCCTTGATGGAGAGAATATCTTGCCCGATCTGGTGTCGTTCATGTGCCGCTGCATGCCGAAGTGAGTGTAAACTGAGTCGGTTTACATCCAATCCAGCAGCTTCCAGATAGCCTTTCATCAGGGTATTCATGTAATCGTCATGCAGTGGCTCGCCCGTAGCACCATTGGTACGCCCCTGCCCTGGGTTCGTTGAGACAAAGATATAATCGTCCGGTTGCATGGTTGCAAGTCTACCGGATGATTCTAGATACTGCTCGATGAGTTGCCAGGCGCGAGGCGGCAACTCCTTCGTCTTGATTTGCCTGTGCTTGCCCTTGGGCCGGTAGCGGTAGATGTGCCCTATACGCCGCGTTCCGTCGCGCTCGACGATGACAGCAGGCTCAATATCTTTCCAGCGGATGGTGGCTATCTCATTGCGCCGCCTGGCCGTCCAGAAGTAGAGGGCGAACAGGGCATAGTCGCGCTTGCCTTTGATCGTATCAGTGGGGATCACGTCAAAGAAGCGCTTCAGTTCGTCGGTGCTCATTGAGCGATAGGGCGCGTCCGGCTTGAGGTAGCGCATGCCCTGCGTCGGCATGACTTTCTGATAGAGCGGCGCGCCGTCTACCTCGTAGGAGCTGGCGAAGCGATAGAACGAGGTGAGGACACACAGGCGTTGGTTTTTCGTGCTGGCCGAGGCCTCGCCGCCAGGGTTACAACGTGCTGTAGCCGGCGATTGGATGAACGCCAGCACATCACTACGAGAAACGTCATCCGGGGATTTGCCACAGTGCTTGAAGAATCGAGAGAGATTCGAGCGATACGTCTCGCGGCTTTGCTCTGAGCCGGAGATGTCGTAGATCGATTGCAGGTATGCGTCGATGCACGCTTGCCAGTCTTCGGGCATGGGGACTCCAGGTGTGAACGGCGGGAATGGCTCCCGCCTCACGCCTACGAAGTACGCATAAGGGGATGCAGTACAGACCGGCTACAATCTATGAGGACAGGTGTTACACCTGTGCGAGAAGTATACCATTCTTTACATAAAGTTTCCAGCGACAAACGTTCTAGCGACTTTAAAAACGTTTAGGTGCTTGTAAGGTACAATCCATTGCAATTGTTAAGGGGATATGCTATCCTGTAAGTAGCACGTCTTGATACAACTTAGCAAGGATTGACAATGTTTCTCAGAGAGCAATTATACATGCCACAGCCATTACTGACACTTGAGGAAGCCGCGCAACGACTGAGAACCTCTATATGGACCGTGCGCAGGTGGATACGTGAAGGCAAGCTCGTAGGCACAAAGATTGGTGGGGAATGGCG